CCGTTAGGCACATCAGTTGTGATGAAGAAGGCATCATTGTCTGTCAGATAGTGGTTCACCGCATAACCCTCTGGGATAGACCCGTTTGAGTTAAGTGCGTTGATATCATTATCTGCTGTACCAACACGCAGAGTTGTTTCCAACAAGCGAGTTGCAACAAACATTAATGCTGGTGGAATGATCAGCTTACGAGGGCGAGCAGCAATCAACAAACCACGTTCATCAGTGTACGCGGCAATATCAATAACAGCTTGCTCAAGTGAGGTTTCATTCAAGTCAGCATCAGTTGCAGGGCGGTTAGCGTTAGTGGTGCCCTCAACGGTTGGGTGCGCTGTGCTAAACAAAGTAACGCCATCACCTGAGTTAAAGGTGGTGAAGCCTGTGTTCAACAAAGAAGCAGCCTTTGTTTGCTTTGTGTACGCCATACCGCGAGCAAGAGCTTTGGTATAACGAGCAGAGAGCGAATCATAAAGATTGTCTTCCATAGCCTCTTCTGTAATAGAAAAGCCCATTGCGACTGTCTCATGATTGTAACGCGCAGTGAATGATTCCTGTGCGTTGTCATAAGAAATTGAAGCACCTTCTGCTTTCACAGGGGCGGCTCCAAATCCGCTCAATTTAACTTCCTCTTCAAAGCTACGCTCTGAAGTTTCAGTTTCATAGATCTCAGCATGTTCGTCTTCGTACTTGCCGTACTCTAAACCAAACAATGCATTCAGACCCGGTAATAGCTCTTTAAGGAGCTGGGCGCGTGAAATAGCCATGATTTAACCTCCTTATAAGCCTACGTTATTGGTCATCTGGTGAGCGCCCGGATTGAACTTTACAAGTACATCTGGGAACGCATCAGCAGCATCTGACACATGTGAAACAATACGGAACGCCGCTGCGGCAGTCTTGACCGTAGCGTCCAATGCAGATGTAGAGTTACCTGTCGTGGTGTTACCAGTTGAGGTAGACTGTGCTGCTGCAAAGAATGTATTGCTGCCAATGATTGTTTGCGCTCCTGCACCATCAAGCTGAGCTTGGAATAGTACGTTTGGATCGTCAACAACATATGCCTTGATCGCAGTGCTATCACTGTTTGTACCAGATGGATAATACTGTGCTTGAACACGTTGGCCTGAAGAATTTACATACTCACAACCAACAAAAACGCCGATACCACCAACGCCTGTTGTTCCTGAGATGCTGTTAGATGTCAGGTCTGAACCTGAACCAGTTGCGAGTGCGATGTAACCATCAGCCCCAATGATAACAACTTGCCCGTAAAACAGGTTTGTTGCTTCTCCAGCGGGGTCAATGAGATACTGATTAGTCGCACCAGCATACGGCATTCCGTCTGCGCGACGCACAGGTTTTAAGCCGTAGGGAGCTGCTGTAGTAGCCATTTTCTCATACTCCTAGAGTTTAAGTTACGACAAGCTCCCCAAAGGGGTTACTTGCCAAATGAAGATCGTGTACTCCGCTCTGGATTTAGAACGGGCATACGAGGGTCTGATTGTTTTAGATACGAGTTATCGACAGCATCCATTTGGCTTTGAGCCGCCTGTAGCTGAGCTTCAACCCTAGCCTCGACCTGTTCAGTAGCAAGTTGACATAACAGTAAACCCCCTACCTCAATACCGTCTTGGAATCTTGAATCTATATCAGACACAATGTGAAGGTCTGGATGATCCTCTTTACGAACTGGCGTCCATCCCTCACGAAATCTGGAAGAGACGTTAGTGTTATCCGTATTTCCCAATGTAGATGTGCGGATCCAGCGGAAGGTAATACCATCGCGTGGCTCTGGGGAAGGTAACATTGTCGGTCTAGTCCATGACGCTTTACGTTTGACCGCATCGCGGGTCTCTGTTGTGCGTGGAGATCTGTTCGTCATTTGGATTGATCCTTCATTAATTGCGCCGCATATTGCTCATTTGAGAGTCCAAGCCGCTTGGCGAGAGAGGCTTGCGTTGAGGTAAGTCGCACTGTGCGTGATTTTTTCGTCGTTCTCGACGGTGCAGCAACCACGGGGCCACCTTGACGTTGGGGTGCTTGTACCTCTACTTGCCCATCGTCAAACTTATCTGGAAAGACCTGTCTCATGGCCTTGTCAATTTCTGTATAATACTGATCTGTATTTGGATCAATCCCTGATTGTACAAGCTTTTGATGCACACCATATGCATAGCCTGTCATTTCAGGAGTTTCAGGATTCTCAAACCAAGTATTTTTCTTACCCCACTCTAAAGCGCGTGGGTCAACTTGTGGCTTCACAGGTGCCTGTTGTTGATATTGAGGCTGAGGTTGAGGCGCAGGTCTCTTTTGAGGTTTATAGTTGGCTATCTTGTCAGCCTCTATTCTCAAAGAAGTAACCTTATCATTGGCCTCAAGAATTAAATCAGAATCTCCAGCATCAATAGCTTCTTTATATGCTACTTTTGCTCTGTCCAACTCAGCCTGAACTCTACCTTTAGCTTGAGAAACAAGAGTTTCCTCGCCTTGCTCAAGAGTTTTTCTAAGGCGTTCATTCTCAGCCTTAATAGACTCAGCATACTTCAGAGCTTCTTCACGAAGTCTAATAGCTTCTTCTTTATTCCTACGTTGCTCATTGGCCTCATAGGTCATTTTCTTGAAACGCTTTTGAACGCCCTCAGAATACTTATCTAGCTCATCATCATCGAAGGTTTCAGGAGCAGCATCTTCAGCTTTACGAGGCCTACCACGATCCTCTTCTGGAGTATCGTCTACAATTTCAATCTCAAACTTATCATCAGACACAACATCTTGTGTATCAGGTGATTCGTTTACAACATCTTCCATCATTTCAGGTTCTGAAGCTAAGTTACTCATGCCCGTGTGTACCCCCTTGGATCGTCAACAACAGCTTCAACAGTGTCATCGTTCACTAATCGAAACTCTTTGCCATGTATTTTGAATCTGGTTCCTGAATAGGATCTAAAGATTACAAAGTCACCCTCTTTACAGTAGGCTCCATTTGGGAATCTTTCCTTATCAGAATATGCATCTGGCCCAGTCTTTATAACAAAACCAATAATAGATGCTGTTTCTTCTGCTTGTCTGAGGCCATCTGGCATATAGACGCCACCCTCAGTCTTCTCATTAACCTCAACGGTGCTAATAAGAACCTTGTAGCCTTTAGGTTCAGGTAACTGAGTCGCTACTTTTTCCTCAGTTATTTTAGTGTCTGCATACATTTTATATACCTTGCAGTGATTAGGTTCACAGAAACCGTGCGTGGATTACCCCACGAAGCCCCCATATGTAGAAATAGTTCAATTGAACTTATTGTTCAACAAATCTTTTTTCTATTTCTTGTAAATCAGACTCTAGTAGCTTTAAAGCTTCATATCTCCCAACAAGTCTGCTGTAGTCATCCATAGTTTGCGCTTGGCCCCCTGCCAAGAACTGTTCTATTTCAACTTTATACTCAGAGATACTACGCTGCATGAGCGCAATAACTGTATCATCCATCTCCCTTACCTAGCTCCTTTGCTAATTCCACACCAAGTTTAGCCCCAGCTTGCTGGTCTGCTCGCTGAGAGTTATCAAGATCGGTAGCCAGCTTAACCCCCAGCTTGGCACCTTCTCTTTGATTCGTTGCTTTAATCTTTTCAGCCTCAAGCTGAAGTTTAGCTGTATCTAGTTGCATCTTATGTTGAAGCTCTTGTGTCTTCAGTTGCAGTTCTTGCTGCTGCATTTGAACAATAGGATCTTGCTGTTGCTGTTGTGCTTGTTCTTGGGCAGCTTCAGCTTGATCTTTCTTGAGAAGCTTTTCTGCTGCATCCTTGGCAAGCCTAGAGATTTCAACCTCTACATCTTCAGGAAGGTTTTGATCTTCACTTGGCAATTCAACGCCAAGCATCTTTTCCATTTCCCTGCGATACTGGAATGCAACATGCTCTGTAATGTGAGCAGACATTGCTTGCTGTATTACTTGAGCAAATGGAGACTGTCCTATCATCTGGGCCAGTTTGGGATCTTGAGCAGCAGCCATGTGAACTGCTAGATGTGCCTCATGATCCTGATACTTAAACGCTTTTACTGGCTCCTGTTTCAAGATCATCATGTTCTCAGTTACAGGATCGGCAGGTTTGATATCATCAGGAAGTTTGATGAGATCATCAGCATCTTGAATGCCAAGAACCTCAAGCATTTGCCTGTGGAGTTTACCCATGTCATATAGCTGAGGCGCTTGCTGCGCCAATTGCAGTGCAGCTTGATACTGCATGATTCTTTGAGACATCGTAGCGGCATTGGGATCTGAGACTGGTATAACGTCTATGCGCTTGTCAAAGTCATCCGTCCTACTGAAGTCTCCATCAACCTCATAAGCATACTCTTCAGGCATATAGTCATGAACAATCCTAGCAAGAAGTCGTAACTCTTTTTTCATAGCTGCATGAAGACGGGCCTGTACACCAGACATCACCTTCATTGAACGCTCCATGAGGGCAAGAGTTGTGCCCACGGGTGCCTGTGCGTTAGTATCGCCTACTTGGATGTCTGCGACTGATCCAATGCGGCGTCCCTCTTCGACAATATTTCCAAGTAAAGAGTACAATACGCTTGATGGCTCTTTGTAAGGGATAAACGTAATCGAGTCACGGATGGCACCGCCCGGTACGTCCACATCCCTAAATTCACCCGGCATAAGAGGAGTGTCATCCCCCTTAATACGAAGACCGCGAGCTTTAAGACCCGCTGGCAAATTCGACAGTGTGCCAGCATCAACCAACTGACGAAGGATGGATGTAGCCGACTTAGCAAGTCCACCAATAAGGTGTATAAGACCCGTTCCATAGAAACCCAAACCCGGTAAATAGCGGTAGTGAACAAAGTGTAAACGCTTCTTTTTCCTCTGATCATCCTCGTACCAGTTCTTTCTTATGGATAGAATTTCTCTTGATGACTTATCAATGGTCACAACATACGGACGGGCAATTCCATCTGGGTCATCAAACTCATCTGGCATGTTAATCGTTACATGCATTTCAAGTATTGTATGGCGGTCATCATCTTCAATTACTGCGCTCTCCCCATCCAACTCATCATACTTCTCTTGGATATCGGAGAAGTCTGGAGAAGGTGCAGGTAACTCTACGTCACGATAGAAGCCAGCAACTTGAAGTTCTCTTATTTCATTTTCGCTTTTCTTCATGACATGCGTATATCGCGGGCATGTCATTAGGTCTGTTGCTCCATAAGATACAACAAACTCCTCAGATGGAACAAACACAGCGCAAGGCCTGTCCATTAGCGGATCATAGTAAACTTTTTTAAACGCAGATCCAGCTAGAGGAAGCTTGAAAAGCATTTGCTCTAGCTCATCACGATATTCTGTCATCTCTTCTGTAAGAAGATAGTTCATTTCATTTTGAACACGATCAGCTTGATCAGCTTTTTCTGGGGTCATCTTCCCCATAATTTTTGATTTAACAGGACCACTGGCAGGAAACAGTTCACCCATTGCTTGCGCTTGGAACCTAACAACGGATTCTGTTAGCACAGGATGGAATACACCAGACGCTCCAGCCCATGGCTGCTGTCTGTCTTCAATCTTCATGCCAAGTAGATCTAAGCCTTTTACATAAGCCCTAGCCCAATCAGACCGTGACTCACGGTCAGACTCAAAATCACTAACAAGCTCAGATGCCATAGACTCAAGTTCTGATTCCTCTATAAACTCAGCTAAATTAGAATCATGATCTGGACCCATTAAGTCTTCAGCAAGACTGCCCTCAAAATCAATGACAATTCCACCGTCCTCTGTTTCCATGGAAATGGAGTCTGGATTTACGATCTCAACAGTAAGCTCTTCTTCAGATGGATTTTCTTCAATCTCTACATCAGAAGGAACCATTGGTTTTTCTATAGCCATGAATCACCTTCAGCTTGTGTATGTGGACGTTATCAAAATATTATTGCGCGGTCTAGTGTCGAGGTGGGCAACTTGGGGGAAGCCACCACACCTCGACTAGGGTACTGGGAGATGCACCCTAATTATCGTTTATCTCAGACCGACTGTTGAAACAAATATTATATTACTGTATTAAAAAATCATGGATAACATGTTGATTTGGAACATCGTATTAACTTTTGTGGTTCTACCCATAGCGTGGTGGGCCAACCAAATCGCATCTGAAGTCAAACGCCTTAATATTCTTTTGAACATGACAAGAGAGAATTATATAAAGAGGGAAGACCACGCGGGGGAACTTGGGAGAGTTGTTGACCACCTCGTTAGACTTGAAGGCAAAATAGATAAACTTGCAGAAAAATAGGGGGAGATAGGCATGAGATATGTTCATCTGCGCCCTAACAGCAATATTAGCTAGTCAAAGCCCTACTATCGGGCTGCACCAGACCTGTGAGTATAGGTGCCCTAGAGAAGTTTCGCAGTTTTATTACCAATATCCAGCTAAAGTAAGGGTTCCTTGGAAGCACTTCTGCCCACCGTACATCGTTGTTGGTAGGGGGAGAAAGACATGATTGATCCATTTATAGCACTTGCCGCTGTGAAATCCGCTGTATCAGCAGGCAAGGAACTGGTCAATGTCACCAAGCAAATCGGAGAGTTCTTTGATGGGGTTGATGATTTACGCGCTGCCCATGAAA